CTGACACGGAGTACACTGCTGGCTCTGGACTGTCTTTGGCTGGAACTACTTTCAGTTTGGCTCAGCAAGGTGCTACTTCAGGTCAGGTCTTAAAGTGGAATGGCACTTCTTGGGCACCTGCTGCGGACACAGACACAAACACTACCTATACGGCTGGTACGGGTCTAAAACTTACTAGCACAACTTTTTCTACTGAGGTAGATGGCGCTAGGTTTATGAGGTCAGCAGCACAGTCTATTGCGACTGCGACATTTACCGCAATCACAGCCGCTACTGAAGATTACGACACAGCGAACTATCACAGCACTAGCACAAACACGAGTCGTATGACAACACCTAGGGCTGGCAAGTATTTGATTACTGCCTGTATTGAGTATGCTGCCAACGCTACTGGTGTTCGTGCTGTGGCTATTCGTCTTGATGGAGCGACTTATATTGCAGCACAGTCCACAGCCTCTCTGGGGTCTGTGTTGGCTACCACAGTTAGCACTTCTGTGGTTTACGACCTTGCGAGTGGGGCGTATGTGGAGATGATGGCGTATCAGACTTCTGGCGGAAACTTGAACGCATTAGGCAATAACTTGACCCACTTCAGCATCACATATTTGGGTTCGTAATGGGTTACGAAGTGACCTTCTAGGAGGACTATGGCTACAAATTTCTTTCCATATCAGAGTGCAAAACGTGACCTGACGAGCCAATATGGTGCGTCAGCCTCTAGGAACGCCTATGCCCAGTTCTTGGCTCGCACAAGGGGAAACCGCAAAATTACTGATGTGAAGGAACAGTATGGCAGGCAGTTCCCTGGATTTGTATCCAACTACCAGCAGCGTGGCTTGGCTGGTCCTGGGGTTCAGTCTGGCATTTATCAACAGGCTTTAAGCGATTTTGCAAAACGGCAGTTCACGGATGTGAACACCGTTCAGCAGGGCATTAATGACGAAATCAATAATCTCAGAATGCAACAGCAAAATGCTGAGGCGCTGTACAAGCAGCAACTTGCTGAATTGGAATTGCAAAAAGCACGTGATATTGCAAACCAGGCAGCATTACTTAATTCATTCAAACCTTTTATAGGGGGCTAACGTGGCTATTCGTCGTAGAACAACACAACCGTATCCAATAGAAACAACCCCATCAACGACCCCCTACACTTGGGGTGCGCAAAACCCAACAGTTAACAATAGTGTTCCCTACTATTTCCCCTTTCAATCACGTGTGCCCAGCCAACGTGGTCCTGACGCAAACATTCTGACCAAGTATCTTAATCAAAATCCGTCCAATTCTTATTACAATCCTTTAGAGCGTTATCTCGCCTCATTTGGCTATAGGTACCCAATGAGTACGTCCACCAATTGGAACGTGCGACCAACCCCCACTGAAGCAGTTGATGCTTCAATTGGAAACATGGACTCACGTTTTGCTAATCCTCCTGCGCCTACTGAACTGTCTTCAACAGGCACGTATTTCCCAATGTCCTATAACGCTCCTGGGGCTGCGCAAACATCTGGTGGGCTGTCCCCAACGGGTACTTATTTTCCAATGCCTTACAATACTGGCAGAACGGTGTCTCCTTCCAGTGGACCAACCGCCGCAGGCACATTCATTCCTATCCCACCAGTTGCTTCTGCGCCTACGCAGTTATCTCCTACGGGTACGTATTTTCCAATTCCGCCTTCCATTCCCAAGACTGCACCAAGTGCTGCAGGTGGTGTTCAACCCAGGTCTGTTACCCCGAAACCAAGCACTCCTCCTACGTCATCAACTCTTGCTGGGCAAGATTTGATTGACGCAATTGCTGGTATCTCACAGATGGTAACTAATGCAAGCATAAGTGAGGCTGATAAGAAAGTTTTTACTGACATTGAAAAGCGTGGCGAAGCAGACGCTTTGGCAGCAAACGCACAGTCTGGTTCAAGTGGCGGAATGGGCAACATACCACCAGAGTTATTGGCTGCGTTGTCTGGAAGTTCTGGTTATGGTTCTGGTGGTGGCGGAGGCGGTGGAGGCTCAAGCGCTTATGACACAGCGATGGCTAACCTTCAGGCTTTGGCAGACACATACGCTGAACAGTTGCGAAGTGGTGCCTATAAGGAACCAACTCGCAATCTTCAGGGACGTTTGGGTCGTATCTATGGTCGTGCCAAGAAGCAAATTGGCAAACAGTATGACAGAGCATCTGCTGGTATTGAAGAATTGCTCAGCAATCCTCTTCAAGGTTATCAGGCTGAAACTGGTATTGCGGAACCTGGATTGATGGATTACCTATCACAGATGGGTGGGGACACGTCAGGTCTTAGCGCTTTGCTTGCATCTGAACAGGGTGCTGCTAATCAGTATGGAAACGCAATGAATGATTTGGCACGAATGATGGCTGGACAGGTGCAGAGTGGCAACAGGTCATTGTTGGCAGATGTTGCCCAGTCTCGTGCTGGCTCTCTTGCTGATTTGATTGGGCAACGCTCTGGCTATCAAGCAGGCATCGCCATGCAGCAAGAGGCTGCACGTCAAAACTTGTATAACATGCTGCAACAACTTGGATTGCAGGGCGCAAACATTGGAGGTTTGTTGTGACAGAACAAGAACGTAAACTGTTGGCTTTGCTTCAGTTTTTAACTCCAGAGTCGTATAACGCAATCGTGTCATCGTTTGGTGGTGGAACTGCTGGCGACGATGACATTGTTAACAAAATGTCAGCAATGGGTACTGACGCATACGATGCGTATCAGTCGTTAATAAATGGCATTAACACAATGGGTTGGGACGACGCTGCGGCAACATTTGATGCTGCTGTGGCTGATGGAACTATCGCAATCACTCCAGATACTGCAGAAATTATCAAGAACTCTACATTGAGTTCTCTGGGCAAACAGGGTACTTCCGCCAAGACTCCTGGTGAAGTGTTTTCTGCTTTGGGCGCACCAGAGTTGGCGCTACTTGCTCCGTATGCGCAAGATAAACCAATGATGACCCCAACAAACCCTTATAACTTTAGTTCAACACTGGGAGACGAGACTCAGGCTAAACAGGCTAAAAGAGATTACGAAAAAACCGTAAAGGAAACAACAGCAACACCTGGAATCAATCAAGACATTCTGAAATGGTACGCATCTTGGAAGTCACGGAATCGCAATGCGGAGCCATACGCTTTCATTCCTGCGTTGCGTGGTTTTGTCACTGGCACACCCAGCAAAACTGATAACTTTGATTACAGTGTCAGCGATGCCAATTTTTGGAAGCGCAAATTTGATGACGCAATCACATCACAAAGTGGTGACTTTAGGAAGTATCAAAACGCTCTCAGTGACGTAAACCAACAGCAATATCAGAACGATGCTGCTGACGCTTATCAGCGTGGCGTTGATAGGGCTATGCAAAAAATACAGCCCACGATGCCAGGTCAGGCTTTTGATGAGCAAAAGATGCGTTTACTTCTATCATTCTTGGGACAGCAAGGACAATAATTAATGCCAATTGATTTAGTTAAGTATGCTCAAGATAATAACATTCTTGGCAGGACTGGTGTAGCAGCGCCCGTATCCAATGCGCAAAACGTATTGAATACGACGCTGCGTTCTGCTGAGTCTGCAGCACGCTACTCTCCCAATCGTGTTGACTTGCTTGAGTATTCTCGTGCGCTTGCTGCTGGGGAACAAAAGAAACCCAGTGGATTTGCTGGCATTGTTGGCAGCGTCCTTAATCTTCCTGGCATCAAACAGGTGCTTGCACCTTTGCAGATTCTTGATGTTCCTCGTCGTGCAGTTATTTCTGCAGGTAAAGAACTGTGGGATGTGTTTGGCGAAGGTGATGCGTCTTGGGGTGACTTTGCCAAACAGGTCAAAGACCCCACTTTTGGTTTTGGCAGATTTGTCAACACGGGCAACAAGTGGCTTGACCGTACTTTAGGTTTTATTGGTGACGTAGCATTTGACCCACTGACTTACGTGACGTTGGGTTCTAAGCATCTTGGTAGTTTTGGTCAACGTCTTGCAGCGAGTGGCAAGTTGCTTGACACGGGTGCTGACGCAACCCGTGCATCCAAACTTGTACGTGAGGGTTCATGGTTCCTGAGTGAAGCAGAACGTGCCAACCTTGGCGTTAGACGTGCTGGTGTTTATTTCATGGGCAAGCGTATCGCTGGCACATCAACTGCTGGTACAGCGTTGGAGCGTGCATTGACCGCTACCCGTTTGGGTATTGGTGACTCTTTTGTTGGTGAAGCATTCCGTAAAGCGTTTACTCCTTTAGAGTTCAAGGAAGCACAACTTGCGTTGAAGCGTGGTGTGATTCCAACTGAAGAGGGTGCACGTAATGCTATTCGTACTATTCTTTCTCGTGATGCTGCTGTCGCTGCACAGAACGCAGCATTGGAAGCAAACACAAGGGCTTTAGAAAAGGTTGCTGCTCAGGCTGGACGCAGTGTTGATGGTGCTTATTTAACCAGCCTTGCCGAAGACCCTGCACTGCTTGCGCAGGCAGATGCTGCTACACAGAAACTTGTTGGCGATGCCCGTGGATGGTATGACGCTTTGTATGACCAGGTTGATACTGCTACCAGAAATCTAACTGACCAACAGCAAGGCGTTGGTTACACTAAGGATTATGTTTCTCGCATCATGACTGGTGAGGGACGTTCGTATGCATCCAAGACTGAATCTCTTGCTAACGAACTTGGTATTTCTCGTGCTGAACTAAGTAAGCCTGGTGTGTTTGAGGCACGTGTGCTTGAGCCTGGAAAGAAGTTCTTTGGTCGTGTGCTGACACAAGACGACATGAAGATTTCTCGTTTGAATGCTATTGCTAATGATGGCGGTTTTAAGGGTAAGTTCTTTGAGGATGACTATTTCAGGATTCTAGGTGGTTACGCTTCGCAACATGCTCGTGAAATGGGTCGCCTTACACGTTTTGATTATTTGAAAGCAAACGGTGTGTTGAAGTTTGTTGACCAAAAGGTTGGCGCAGATGCCACGTTTATAGCAGAAAAAGTTAAGGATGCTGTCAAACCCTTAAAGGATGTTAAGGACAGCATGACTGTTTTAACTAAGTTATTGAATAACCTTTCTGACGCAACGGTGCAAGGTCTTCAAGCAAGCGTGCAGCGTGCTCGCAGGGGTCTGGCGCAGGGCAATACTGAAGTGATTATCGCACGCCAGGCACAGACCGCTGCCGTGCGTGAAGTGATTGATGCTGCTGGAGCGTTGCGTAGGGCTGGCGAAAGTGTTGCAGCCATGTTTGACCCCACTGATGGTATTGACCTTGGGATTGTGGATGCGTTGACCAGGCAGATTGATGAGGCAACCGCTTCTATTCAGAAGCGTGTTGATGACTTTTTTGCTGGCAGTGCTGCATACAATGAGGCTGCTAGAGGTGTTCAATCAAACGAACAAAAGATTGCTTCACTTAAAGGTGCGCTTGATGAAATCAATGGCGAAATGGAAGTGTTGTCAAACAACCTTTACACTTCGCTTCATATTCACGAGATTCTAAACACAAACATCAATGCAATCATTGATGGCAAGACGTTGCCTATTTCTACGAAGTCTTTGGCTGACGAGATTGACGATGCTGGTTATTTGAAGCCAGGTCAGATTGCTGAGGCTCAAAGAAAGATTGAGCAGGCTGGCAAGGGTGGCGGTGCTGCACGTGGTCGCCCAACCAAGGCTGCAAAGACAGCCAAAGAGCAGGGCTTGAAGCGTGTTCAGACTGGCATCCAGTCTCGTGTGTCTGAGGCTGATTGGGCTAAGGGTGTTGCTGAGATTCATCCATTCCAAAAGTCCAAGGTCTATGCGATGACTGATGCTAGACGTGGAGATATTCTTTCTAGGGTTGCTGCTGGTAGTGTGACAGCAAATGACCTGAATAACGTGGCGATGAATATTATCGCACGTAATGAAGAGTTCTTGTTGCGTGCTGGTGGTACGTTGCCTGCAGAGTTGCAGAAAATACAGGATGAACTTGTTGGTCAGTTGAAGGAATTGGCTGGAGTTCGTAAAATAATTAGAACTGAAACTGCTCGTGTAATGCAAGGGTCAAGAAAGGTTCAGTCTCTTGAAGAAAAGGCTGGCACAGTTTTGCGTAGCCTTTATGACGAGCAAACAACCTATGATGATTTGCTTAAGGCTAAAGAAAAGTTGGAAACAGAGTTGGATAATCTGCGTGCAGCAGATGATGTTGATGGCGCAACCATTCTTAGGCGTGAAAAGAAACTTGCAAAGATTGATGACGCTATTGAAAAGTCTGAAAATAAAGTTTTCTATGTTGGTCAAGGTGCCACACAGAAGGCTTATGGTGTTCGTAAGCGTCCTGGTTTTGATTATCGTGCAAAAGAAAATCTTCCTGCGGAGATTGGTACACCAAGTGACTTAGAGTTGCAGATTCAAAATCTTGGACGCACGGAACTTCCCGATACGGACGTGGCTGCGGTACAGCGAGGTCAGAGAAAGGCTGTAGCCCAGGCTGCTATCGCAGGTAAAGCCAATGAAGAGTTAACTCGTCGTATGGCTCGCACAATGGAGCGCTACTATGTTTCAACTGAAGTGTGGAGGCGTGCCACCGCCATTAGTGATGCTCTTGCTGAGATTGGTCTTGTTGCGGATGAGAACATGTTGCGCAAGATTGCTCGCTCTGTTGGAAATGAGCGTAAGTCTGTTTGGTTTGATAGGGCAGACAGAGCGTTTGAGGCTGACGTACAACTAAGCAAGTTGGAATCAATGGCTGTGACTGCTGCTGAAACAAATAACTGGAAACCGCTTGGTGATGCCATTGCATTGATTTCTGCTGATAAAAAGAATTCTATTTTGGGTGAGTTGTTTGGTGATGGCGATTCTGTTTTGGGCAAAGACGCACAGTTTGTGACTGGTGCTTGGGCTGATTACCAATCAGCCAAGCGTTTCGCTGGGACAACAAAGAAGCAAACTAAAGTTACTGAAGCATATGACATAGCGCAGGCTGGGCGTGAAATGCCAATTAATGAACTTCAGCGTGGCGCACAGGGCGCTGCGATGGAGGCACAGATTGCTGCTGAGGGTCGTTTAACCAGTTTTACTCAAGCACGTCAGGCTATGTTGGAAGCCAGCGATTCTCTTGTCAGGTGGTATCAGGAAACAGTTGGTCAACTACCTGCTGGCACTACAAAAATGTACAAGGGTCGCAGATACTTAACCGCAGATGGCGAAGAGTTGTTTGAAGATTTTATTGGTCAAAAATTCTCTGGAACATCTGAAGACGCAACACGTTTTCTTGCTGCTGCTCGCAACGTAATTGAAAACGAAAAGAAACTGACACGTCAAATGCGTTTGATGTTTACAGGCATTGATGACCCTGACGCAAATGTGTATGCGATTCTTACGGGTGGTGCACGTGGTGACACACCTTTGGGCATGTCATTGTATTACAGACGTGAGGCTGAGCGCATACGTAAGCAACTTGAGGAATACTATCCTCTGGCTACCCAACGCAATGTGTTGCGTGGGCAGACTGGTGCGACACAAAGAAGCCTGACTGCACGTAGGGCAGAAGAGTTGGCTAGCACAACAGGTGAGGGCATAGATGCGTTTAATACTGTGCGTGCACAGGTTCCTGCTTCCATAACAAGCCCTGAGTCTTATGCTGAGCGTGCTACAGCAGCGAGGCGTGCAGCGTTGGAACCTTATGCTGGGGGCAAGAGCACTGTTGCTTTGGACAAGGCTGTGCGTGACCGCTACGCAGTAAACCAACAGTTGGCTTCCATCAAGGGTAGTGGAGAGTACGACTTGGCGCAGGAAGCACAGAGACGTTTCAACTTCCTAAATGATATGGCTGGTCGCTCAATGGCTGGTATTGATTTTGCTGCGTTGCTAAACGACCCAGTGCTTAGCCGAACCACTTTGTCACCGCTTGAATGGGAATCATTGTTCATTGCTGACTTGTCTCCACGAGCAGTTCAGGATGCTCGTACTGTGACGTTTGAAATTCAGAATGCAATAATTGACAAGCAAACAGCCTTGGATAATTTGGTTCCAAATGGTCGTGCTGCCCAGCGTGTGCGTGGCGAGATAGATGCTTTGCAGAAAGATTTAGAACGTGCTCAACTGATTTTAGATGCGCACAGCAAACGAGTTCGTAATAGCGCAATTGACAAACTAGATGCTGTGCTTAGCCGTGCTAGGAGAACTGGTAAAGAGGAAGAGTTCTTGAGCAAGTTGCGTGCAGCAACTTCTACAACTGAAACAAACACTTTGTCTAAGTCTCGTCGTACAGCGCTTAAGGCTGGCTGGGATGCAGCAAACGAGCGTCGTTTGTTGCAGAAGGTTGATGACCTGTCTGCGAGTGCTGGCGCAATCACAACCAGGTCCATCCAGGATGAGGTTAGGTTCCTTGAGCGTCGTTTGTATGGTGTTGGCACTGAAGGGAATCCATCTACGTTCTCCTTGCTGTGGCGTTTGGAAGATGTAACTAAGCAAACTGGTGAAGCGTTGGCTTCTGCTCGTGCTGGTGTTGGTAATCTTGCGCAGCCAACTACTGCGCAGTTGTCTGCTGGTACGGAACAGTTGATGAAAGATGTGTTTGGTTTGACACCTGAACAGATTGCCAGATTGACACCTGCACAGATGGAAGAGTTTGCAAGCAAGGCTTCTGCTGCGGGTCGTCGTGGTCAGCAGTCTGCTGAGATGCGTCTGGCTAACCAGAAGACCACACTATCTAGGGTTCCTGGTTGGGAAGAAGCACAAAGGCAAACAATTAAGCAGTTGGAAGAAGAAGCGTACGCTCCTGGCATGGCTGTGCCAGCGTTGCAGGCGGAGAACGCTCGCCTTGCTCGTGTCATGAAGTTGACTGAAAAGTATACAGACAACGGCGAGTTTGGTATGAGCAAGTTGACCAAGGTGTTGAATCCTAAGGGCACTCAGGCTCGCCAACGTCAAGCACTGATTAATCGTCTTGATAAGACGATTACAAGGATTGGTGATGAGGCTGACTCCAGGCTTACACAACAGCAGGCTGCTGCGAAGCGTTTTGCTGAGGCAGAGGCTGCGCTTGGTGTGGCACGCAACACTCTTGCAAGTAAGCAAGAGTTGCATGCCTTGAATGTTGCTAACTTGAACGAGCGTGTCGCTGCTGTTAGCGAAGAACTTGCCAAGATACCTAAGAAGATTACAAATCCTCGTGATGATGAAGCAATTGACGAGTTGTTGGATTTTGTTGAGCGCTCAGAACGATTCTTGAGTTTGGATGCAAACAAGAAGATTGATACGTTGTGGGCTGAGGCTGAGATTGCAAACAATGTGCTGATGCAGAACATGGACCGTGCTGCTGATGCCAAGGACATAATTGCTGCTGCACGCAGGGGCGACATTGGTGGCAACATTCTTCCAGATATTGAAGAAGGATGGTTGCGTCTTGGTGGTTATTCACAGCAAGAACTTGACGCTTTGAAGAGTGCAAGAAAATCTGTTAAGGGTAAGCAAGCCAAGGCTGCATTCAAACCCGCTCCCGTGTTTGAGGCTGGGTTCCCTGGCTTGCAGATACCCAAGGAGGTGGGCGATTGGATGACTTCGCTGACACGTGAGTTGGGCACACCTGGTAAGCAGGCAGCGTTCTTGGACTTCCTTGGTCAGTACACTAACTTCTTTAAGGCGTATGCAACATTGTCTCCTGGTTTCCATGTGCGCAATGGTTTGTCTAACATCTTTGCTGTGTTGTCTGCTGATGCGAGTTTGGTGAACATGCGTAAGGCTCAAAAGATTTGGTCTAAGTATGTTGCGGACCCAGAGAATTGGTTGACTGGCTTAAGCAAGGAACAGGCTGCTAAAGCCCAGAAGGCTTTGCAGGCAATGTACGCTTCGGGTGGTGGACGCATTGATGATGCTGTCACAGAGTTCATGAACCAGGGTTCTAACCGCATTTACAACAACTGGGCTACTCGCAAGTCACGCAAGGTGGGTTCCAAGATTGAATCAGCGCATCGCTTCTGGCTCGCTTATGACTCTGTTGAAAAGGGTATGGACACATCTCAGGCTTCTGCTCGTGTGCGTAGATACTTGTTTGACTATCACAACCCAAGCAGTACTGACGAGGCTATGCGTAGGATTGTTCCGTTCTGGACGTGGATGAGTCGCAACTTGCCGTTGCAGTTGGTTAACCGTTGGGCAAACCCACGAGCATACGCTGTGTACAATAGTTTTGTTCGCAACTATGGTCAGTCAACTGAGGGCATGGCTGTGCCTGGTTACTGGACTGAGCAGGGTGCGTTCCGCATTGGTGGCAACACATTCCTACAGCCTGACCTTGGTTTCAATCGTATCAATCAACAGTTGGCTGAGTTGGGTCAGCCCAACCGTTTGCTGTCGTATGTGAACCCGTTGTTGCGTGTGCCGTTGGAGTTGACTGGTAACACCAAGTTGTATAGCAACCAGCAATTTAGTGACAAGCCTGTCCCCCTTGAGGGTCCACTCAGCATTCTTGAACCTTTGTTGGCTCTTGCTGGGCAGACACAGAAAGATGCACGGGGTAATACTGTTGTGTCTGAGAAGGCGTTGTATGGTTTGATGAACGTGCTTCCACCAGTGTCTGTTGGGGAACGCTTGTTCCCATCTACTGAACAGTATGGCTCTAGGCAGGCTGCGTCTTGGTTGTCATTCTTGGGTGCCCCCATACGACAGTACAATCAGGATATTGGTGAGCGTGAGTTGTGGTCACGAAACTATGCGTTGCGTGACTTCTTGGAACAGCAAAGAAACTTGGGGAACATTCAGTAATGTGCAAAACGTATTACAAACAATTAATTGTGCCTGCGGAATTGAGGGCGTTTACGAACGGGAAGATTCCAAGTGACCAGTTGGGTGATTTGTCGTGTGGTGGTGATGCTTGGAAGGGTGGACTGTGCGGTGGTGCGGTGTTCTCTTTTAATTTAATGTTTGACCACGCTAAGCGTGATGGCATTGTGTTGGATGCGGTATCTGAAGGATACCGTTCATATGACCGTCAGTTGGCTTTGTTTATGGACAGGTATCAATTAAGTCCCACTGGTCGTGTGCCTGAGATTACAAGAACATGGAATGGTGCCACCTGGTTCTTGAAGCAAGGTAAGTCGCCAAGTGCAAGCCCTGGCACATCGCCTCATGGCTGGGCGTTAGCCCAAGATTTAGACGTGCGTGACAGGCGTGTGTATGACTGGCTTGTTAAGTGGGCACCTAAGTATGGGTGGTATCTCCAGGGTCCACCTACCTACAACGGCAAGCCAAACCCAGAGTATGAGGCTTGGCATTGGCAACTTAGTGATGCATCTAAGCCAACACGGCGTGTTCGCCGTGCATGGCGCAGGTTTGAAAAAATGTTGGAGAAGGCGAAATGATTTTGATTATTGGTGGAACGCTGTTTATTGTGTCAGCGTTTACATGCTTGTATCTTGCGCTGAGCGAAGAAGAAGAGTTTTAGCGTTCTTGTGTCAGCACCGCAAATGGCGGTCCTGTCATAACATCCCATTTGGAAGCAATGGTGATTGCTTTAAGCATGATGGTTCGTGCTTGTTGCAGTGAGGGACGTTGCTTTGGCATGAGCGCATCCAACGCTCCTAGAGCGTATGGTGCGCCTGTTCCTATCGCATACACACCTCTGCTGTCGCTCATCCAGCCGTAGTCTGATTCAATGCTGTAGATGGTGGCGTTGATTACTGCGATGATGTTTGATGAGTGGCTTACTGTCCCATTGTCTTTGTCTGTACCGCTATAGCCATGCGTTTCAAGGCACGCACGCAGACTTGGAATAAACTTCGCAGTAATAAAAGCATCTAACTTTCTGCCTTTCATGTTGTCCGTTGGGGTTGGTGGTGTGAATGCGTGGTGAAGGATGTTGATGGCTCGCATGTCGCCTGCTGCACCAAGAATGTATTTGCCGTTGGTTGCAACTTTGGTTGAGCCAGACCCAAGCGTGTTCGCTTGGTAAATCATGTCGTTGTCGTCAAATGAGGTGATGCGAGAGTCTGATACGACAATCGCATAGTTGTCACCTTGTAGACCCAGTATTGTTGTCATTGGGTTTTCTTACGCTTCCACTCCAGATACAGCGTGACTACCAGGTTCAACAGCCCTATTGACCAACCAATGATGTACTTAATCATCGCTATCCATTTCGTATGGGTTGATTCCGTCCACTGCAAGAACCATCTCCAATGTTTCTACAAGTGATTCAATAATTTCAAAACAGTAAATGAGGGCATCAATGTCGCCCTCACTCACTTTGTCGTAGTTGGTACATACAGCAATTGCCTCTTCCCTGGGTAGGGTTAAGGAGATTACGTATGTTGTTGTCATGTCGCCAATCACACGCTCCGCACGTGCATTGATGTTGCTGACTTCCTCATCAGAGAAAATGTCTTTAGCCCATTCATCACTCATTAGTTACGAGTATCCAATTCTGAGGAATGCCATTCACTAAACTGCCGTGACCCACGATGACCTTCTTGTTCTTGTAAGCCACACGCAACAGTTTGGCAAGGTGTTCAATGTCTTCGGGTGTGTCAAAGGCAATGGTCAGTTGCCTTGATTTCATTCAGATTCTTCTTCGTTCCCAACCATGAACTTTGCATAGACGGTCATTGCTAGTTGTGCAATGGACTCGCCGTTCTCTGCGCCAAACTTCTCTTCAAGGAAGATAAGTGTGGCAAGCAGGTGTGCAGATAGCCATTCGTTTTGTGTAATCAGTGAACGATACTCAGGGTCATCTAAGAAATCCGCTGTGGTTGGTTCAGTGGGGGTTTCAGTTGTTTCACTCATTGTTACTTCCTATTCCAATCTGCACTCAGTGCCAAATCAAATGTGCCATCATTGAGCATTAATGCGACTACACAGTATCCTACAATGTCTATTACTGTGTCTACGATTGTTTCGTTAGGCACAGCGTTCTCACGATGCACCAGGTTGGCGTATCGTTCTATTTTGTCTGACAGACGAACTATAACTCCAAGCAATCCAAAGCGGTTGATGTTGTTGTGTCCGTAGTCGTGTTGCTTAGAACAGAGCGTGTTCAACATGCAGCCCGTATCCCATGCGTCTGTAAGACGCAGGTGATTGATTGCTTGCACAGCGATGCCTGTCCAATAGTTGTGTGATGGCGGTGATTGTGCCAAGAGAACCTCTGCACCGTAGTTGCGTTGTGCTTGCAGGTCTGCGATGTTTAGTTCTTTGGGTTCGTTTGCCAAGGTTGATAGATGTGTCAGCCATTGTGATGCTGACTCGTTCCAACTTTCTGCCACTTTAATCTTTCTCCTTATGATTGGGTTGACTGACATTATGCTTTCTAGTTTTTCAAATGCTTTGTTGCGTAGTCGCCACACATGGGTTTTGGTTATGCCCATCCGTGATGCAAGTTGTTGCAACGAGATTTGTTCTGACAGCAATGCTTCAATAATGAATCTGTCTTGTTCATCTAGTAGTTCAATTGATTCCGCTACTGCTTCTCTCAGTGGTTGTAGTTCATAGATGGAAACCTCTGGGCTTTCACCTGGCGGTGTTTGCATCAACGCTTCCAGTTCTGTCATGGGCTTAGAGTTGTGCAGGGGCGTGAACACCCCGACCATCTCTTTGGCTATCTCACGTTTCGCCATCGTACTTGACTCCCTCAACAGGGAAGTTGTCTGAGTTTAATCTGACGTACTCCTTGTTGTTGTCTGGGAAACGTGCCATCTCGCCATACGAGACGCACGCAGAGAACCAGTCGTCAATCTCTGCCAGCCACCACTTCTTACGATACGAGTCGTACACAAACAGGTGAACTTCACCAGTCATGTGCCACTTCAGTAGTGCATTGATTTTCTCAATTTTAATTTTGAGAGTTTTATCTTTGCCAATACCCATGACTTCAACAAGACCGTTGGGGGTCAGATAGTCTGGCGTGTATCGCAGCATTGGTGGCAAGTTTGCTACGTACATGTTGGGGCGGTTCAACCCGTAGCGGTGATGGTTGGGTGTCAGTGTTTCAAACACGCCTTCAGATACGTCACCCATTTGTGAGTAGCGTACAGCGAATGGTGCTTGGTGGAATGCTCTACCTGTCATGACTTCCTCGCTTCAATCTTGACAACAAGTTTGTCGTCCGTGAATGCAATACCGTTCAATCCGTCCATCACTGACTTCACGTAGTTATCTATGTCGCCACGCAATTTGGAATCACCCCTGGCACTACCAACAGTTACAACCACTTCATCTTTAGTGAAGTGAACTGTTAGCGATACAGGCTCATCAAAGCAAGGACCGTCCCACGCTTCACCAATTGCTCGTTCATAGTTGTGGGTGCGCTTAGGTGTGTAGGCGTATCCACGCTTACCAAGACGTGGGCGTTCCTTCGCTATGGGTCTAATTGGAATGGTGACTGAATGTTTCATTGGTATGGAACCCCTCTCCACTGTGTTGCGGAGTGGTTCTCCTGAATGATGCGTGCCTCAATGTTGGTTTCGTAAACACGAATAATACTGATGCATGGGTCTTCACCTTCAGCCCACTGTTGTTCTTCTTCGGGTGTGCAGGGCAGACCATCGTGTGTGTAGCACACGGGTGGTCCGCCATAGTTGTTGCGAACACCAACAGCAACCCATTCTTCAAAAGTTAGTTTAGGCAGATTTATCATTTCACTCCGTATGCGTGGTTAATCATTTTCAATAGTTCGTTGTCACCGTCGCTACGCATATGGAACTTGCCCCACCGTTTGTCAGCATTGCGTAGAACACTGAATGCTTCTGTGGGTGTAAGGCTCGTGTTCACGAGGCGATGTGCTAGGCGGTACAGAGTGTTGGAACGGTCAGAACCTGGGTAAGGTCCGTCTCGCCAAATGATGTATGAGACTGCATCAACACGTGTCAGCAGATACTTCACATCTTCAGATGGTGTATCTACGTCTATTGTGTGGATGTGTGGCGGTGTATACAGCGATGCGATTGCATCTAACTTGGTGCGTGATGTGCGATGCTTCATCGCATACTCGTGCCATGTGCGTAACCCCATAGGTTGCCCATCTTGTTCCAACATGTAGCGAACGTCTGACGGGCTACGTAACTCGCCTGGGTATGGCAAGCGTACGTAGTTGCCGAAACCTTTACCAGGGTTTTCCTGTTTGGGGTTGACTTCTTTCGCTGGGTAGTTGATTGCTTGGTGGGCTGCAAGGAATGCTCTGCGCATTGTTGACGCTGGCACAAGCCCGTCTGCGAACACCCAAATGTGATAGCCCTTTACGGTCTTCTCAATGTGGGCGACGATGTTCTTTATGAAGAACGCTAGTTGTAGGTTGCGTGCTGCATCCAGGTCGTCTACGTCAATGTCGCTACAACCCCACACGCACCCGAATGCGCCTTCAAATGGAACCAATGGGTAGACACCAATTAGTTCTTCGCCCATCAAATGGTTTTCAAATGATGTGCGGTCAAGGGGTTTGCGTACACATCCACCGTCCCATGAACCGTAGGCATCGCCACGTCCACGAAACAGTGACACGAATGCGTCAATGACTGGTGCGTCGTCAAACATTAGAACAACTGTTCTTTCCAAGCAACCTGACGCAGATATTGGTCAGGCATCTCACCGTCTCGCAACGGGTAGATACGTCCTGTGTGAATGTCTAACTCAAAGTCCACGTCATCTACGAGCATGCCACCAGGGCGCTTGTTCTTCAACAGCGACACAGTGACTGTGTATTCATGAATCTTCAAATCGTATCGCAACATATCCAAGCGGTCTTGTGCACGCTCAGTTGGGCTACGGTCAATCTTCTCCATCAGTTCGTTTATCTCAGAAATGATTTCGTACTTCTTGCGTCGTACACCAATGATTGAGGTGGCTTGTTGTTCGCCACCGTACGCACCAGATGACATGGACAGTTTGCGTCCGTCCGCACCAGAGGAGCGTGAAGTTTGGTGAAGCACCAGCATTGGTACATCGTGTCTGCGTCCAAAACCTTTTACGAAGCCAGCCTTGTCAGGTACCGTTTCTCCTGCCTCAACGAGTTCAAGATAGTCAACGATTACTAAGTCAGGCTTCTGACCCCATACGTCTGAAACTTCGCCAAAGGCTCGTTCCATGTCGCTAGGAATCAGTGGCTGGTCAAACACAGCAAGGTTGGGGAAGAACTCTTCAGCGGTAGAACGCAACAGGTTGATTGCCTGTTCATCGTTGCTAGCGATTCGCTTCTCTAGTTCTCGTGCATCAATGCCGTGTGCGATACATGTCAACTTGGATAACACCAAGGTGCGTGGTTCGTCAGGAATGAACATGGCAATCTTCTTGTCACGATTGCCAAGCAGAGCGTTCAGTAGTACAAGTGTTTTACCACCGTGACTGTAACCCAAAAGCATACTAAGTTCACCTGGCGCAATGCCACGCATCTCTTGGTCAATGCTTTCAATCCCTAAATAGATTCTCTGTTCAGGTGATTGCGCCCAACGCACATACGAGTGGGCTGCGTTACTAAGTGGTTCGTACAAACGGAACTCCCTAACAGGAGAGAGAGGGGCTACTTCGCCCCTCTCCACCTGCGTCCAACCCTGCAGAACATCTTCTGCGGTCAGTCTGGTCATCACTTACCTCGTGGTGCCCAGTATGCCTTTTCCTTGTCGTCAACGGCTTTGAACCAAGGACGCTTTGGATTTTCCTTAAGGGTGTCACGGTTGTCGTAGATACGAGTTACACCGTCACGCTTACAGGCTTCAAGGAGCCACTGTGGAAGTTCGCCGTGCTGACGACCAACGACAGTGATTTCTCCACCAGTCTGCATTTGCTCAGCACCTGGGAATACAGATGTGATTACTTCACTTGGGGTTCCCAAAGGGATACCACATGCCTCAAGCACAATGTCTTTGATTGACTCAAAGAGGTATGTGAAGTCACTGAGCAACTTGTCTGTGTCAGTTCCTTTGGGTGTGAGGTCGCCTGCAATTTTTGCAGCGACTTGGGTGATAATGGATTTGTCCTTATCAATCATTGTTATTCTCCTTGCTGGGGATTCCAGCGATTGTCTTGCTCACTTAGGTGAGCGCCTTTACAGATTGACCACCACGAACACCACTGCTCAGAGCAGAGGAAGTGTTGGTCTACTTGCATCCAGGGGTTGTCAATCCCCATCCGTAATGCAGATGCAACGATGTTGCGTGTCTGCGTTTCGGTCCAAGAAGCGTGCGACATTGTTCGCATCACTTCTACGATTTGTCCCTCGCTCTTATTGGAACGAGTCATAACTCCAAACTTGAAACTGACAGGAAACATTTCCTTGAGTCCCAAGCGCACCACAGCGTTTGCATACACAGACGCTTGTATTGATTGGCGTTGCTTTTCTCCTTGCTGGTATTTGCGTGCTGCTGTTTTCCAGTCCCACACATCACCGCTTGGTGTCACGTAGTCAATCGTTCCATTGTAGTGCAAGATGTATTCAGTGTCACCAACAACTACTTTGCCGAACGGCACAGTGAAGTTGTGTTCAACCATTCCACCACCTTCAACATGTGGGCGAATGTCTCGCACCCAAGCGTTCAGCATTGCTTTGCCGTAGCCGTGCATCACACTCATGTCACTCATTGAAGTCCACTTGAACGAATCAGGTTCAGCACCGTCCAACGATGCAGACATAACTTCACTCATTTGTTTAAGGTCAGCAGTGTCGTTAGACAATGCGTGTTCAATGCCTGCGTGCACAGCAGTGCCAAGCACTGTGGCATCAGAACCCGTAGACCACTCTGGCATTGTCATTGCGAATCGTCCACGCTCAGCGCACATCAGCGCATCGCCCAGCCATGACTGACGAATGTAAATGTTGTTGTCAATGACTTTCACATCTCACCTCGTTTAATCATGCGACCACGCACCTGGGCTGGATATGAACGATGCAGTGTCACCCCATAGTTCTCAAGCACGTGCCTGCGAATGTGTGAGGGCTTGACATTGTTGCGAAGCATTTCTTTCACTTCCAACATTTGCGAGAGAGTTAGTTTCTTGAGTTTGTGCATTGACTCCTCAACATCGTTCTCTTCTCTCTTGATGAACACATCCCAACCCTTCATGTATGCGCCCATAAATGTGGCGAAACTAAATGAAGTCCAAGGTGTCCCGATGTTCAAGCGTTGCGCTAGATAGCGTCCGCCTAAAAGGTAATCGGGTAGCCCGTGATTGATTGGTGTTATCTCTTTCACTTGCACATCGCAGAGACATTCCTCAGCGTGTGTACTTACTCCACAGTTCATAACTGTCCTTTCATGTGTTTGCGATTCTTGTGTTCGTTGTGCGCCCCTTGGGGCGACACACGAACGATGGTCTTCCCCCCACCCCCTGTTGTCCCCCTCCCCCCAAGGATTCTAGTCACATGGGTTTTGGGTGTGTCAACATTTTGGGGCGGGAAAAACAAAAAAGCCCCAGGACAAAACGTCCCAGGGCTTTCTTGTCTATTTGTTTTTGTTTTGTTTTACTTGCATTTGTATAACGTGCTTACCTTTGTGGTTAGAACACGTTGGTGGTTCAAGCGCTGTCACGTACAACGTGACTGTCGCATTACAGCGTGGGCAAGTCCACACTGTCTTCTCAGCCATTCACTGCCCCCACCAGCACCTCATCTAGGGCGACACGAGCAGACATAAGCAGTAGGTACTCTTCGCTTACATCTGTGGCTCGCTTGGAGCCGTTCAGCCTGACAATCTTCTTCATCAGTTGGTCACAACCAATGCTTAACGATTTGCTGACAGCACTGATTTCATCAAGTGTCAGTTCAATCGTGTACGTAGTTTCATTTGAATTACTCATTGTTTTATTTCTTTCTTTACGAGACGAGCGCAAATGCACGCTCAGTTAGTGGGTAGTTGTCTGCAAGTATACGGCTGATTCGTTGCACACCACGCTTGCCAGGAGCGCAACGGGAATAGTGTTCATCAACTGCTTCCGCAGCCATAACTATACCCCAACCTGTGTTTTTGATGTTGGCATTGTGGTCAGAGTTGTACTCGCTAAGTAGCAAATCTAATCTCCTCTCCCACTCAGTCAGCGCACGCCCATCAGTATCTGGACGCTTACCAGCAATCTTACCCATCATAGGGACAGACATTTCATCAGTCACTTGATACTTAAGTAACTGTTCAATCTCTGCATCCATCGCATCATAGATGCGTACAGCGTCCTGCACAGCCTTGAGTGCGAACGGTATCAGTCTGCCTTGATTAATGTTGTGTGACAGCGAAAAGATTTTGCTACCACTACGCAACAGCGCACGAAACATATTCATGCACCTCAGTTCTTGCACAACAGCGTGACCGCCAAACAAACGATTGCCGTTCGTACCGTTGTACAACAAGATGTGACGATACCTAAGGTCGCCACCAGGAGAGCCGACAGGCTCACCGTCCAGACACACGCCAAGGAATTGAGTGCGTTCATCAGTGGACTGACCGCCAAGCACAATGTGTGCATCAGGTCGCACTTTGATGATGGCTTCAGCAAAGTGACCAAGCATCTCAGGTTGGAAATGCAAGAACCGTGACGAGTTCACACCAAGCACAGCAAGGTCAGTGTCACGCATCGCAACATGGAAACGCTCAGAGTGTTTAGCGTTGCCAGTCAACTGACTAAGTGGCACACTATCAATCCGATAATTAAGTCCTGCTAGACGCAACGCTTCCGTTGGGTCAGTCAGTTTGGTATTGCTAAGTGAGCACGGCGTGCCACGAAACGATGTTGATGTTTTCATTATTTCATTCATTATGGTTTCCTTATTTCTCTAGGGTTGGTTCGTCTAGGTAAATGTGTTCACTACCTAGATAGCCGTACTCCGATAGACGATGTACGACAGGGTTGCCTGCAAAGTCTGTTTCCACTTTGGGAAAGTATTCTTCACAGTGCATGCTTGCACGGTCTACTGCGTCATCAGCAGAAAACGCTTCAACAGTGCAATACCACTCGCCCTCAACAAAGGACGAATGGGTTGTGTGCATTAGCACTTTGTACACCACTTCAAATACTGCAAGTGGTAGTTCTTCTTTTATGTATGAAACATTATTCATTTGTTCTCCTCAGAACACACAGTGAACACAGATGTATCCACGCTTAAGTTTATAGGTTTCTTCAATAGGGAACGAGTAACCACAATCCTCACAGACATACAGTTGCTCGTCTACTTCTTCTAGGTCATCCCACTTGGGCGTAAAACCTTTTGGCACAAGGTCAAAGCCATTACGCACCCACTCTCTCAATGCGAGCGCACCCACACCGATACCAAGTGAGCAGATGATTAGTGATGTTAATTGAAACATTTTATTTCCTTTCCATAGGTATGTCTACCCATTCATTTGTAACCATGCTGTGGTCTACTACTGCATACACATTGCATTGCAGACCTGTACCTTGCCAGTTGTGAAGATTCACATCAAGGTTGTTGCCAAAAGAAAACCAATAGTCAAAACCTTCAGGTTCGTCCCACATGTTTTCTATGTCAGCGACAGCGTGCGCCAGATAGCGCACGCCCCACAGTTGTGTTTCTGATAGTTGCATTACTCACCTCCAATCATTTGTTTTGCTGTCGTAGTAAAGGTCAAGCAGTCTGTCGTCTGCGCTGTTGCTGTACCAAGAGTCAGAGCATGTGCAATGCTCGTCAAACTCTTCGCACACTAAACAAACATCACAGTCAGGGCATGCTGTCTCACCTTTGCTTTCATCTACTTTCCATTGCACATCGCACAGTGGGCAAGTAGCAACCCAGATGTTGTCGTCCCACTCATCGTATAAGTCACGACTGTTGTGTGAGCGAATAGATGGTGACGATTCCCACGACCACGAATAGTTAGTCGTTGGCTTATATGTGTACGTCCTAGGCTTGTAGGAATCGTTAGACCACCACACACCACCACTATCCCAGTGACCCATTTGCTCGTTAGCAATGTAGAACGATTGCTTAGCACGAGGGTCATTAGTGAGAATGACCAACTTGGATGCACCAATTTGTTTCTCAACAAACTGAAACGCCTCAGGGTCATCAAGCACACCAGCACCACCAAGTTTAGGCAGAACAACTTCTGCATAGAACCTAGTGTCACTACGCTTGTCACCTTTGGGTTGCTCAATAGGAATGATGCCGTTGTGACCTAACACAGTGCGGTCATCGTGACCTACATAGAACGGGTGGCAGTTCTTCTTATTGACTGTGCCGTGCGTAGCCCAACGAAGATGAAACATTGACTCACCAGGAGTCAGTTCCAACTGTTGATGATACGCAGTGACAACCTTGTCAAAGTTCATACCACGACCACGAACGATGCGGTCACCAATGTTGATAGCCCAACCGAAACCGTCAGGGTTTGCGATTGATGCAGTCTCTAGAGAATCCAGAGACGGGGTTGCGCCCTTGTGGGCGAATACTAATAGACACATGTGTGTCTCCTTTCTTTTGTTGTTGTTGAAGATTGTAAATGTAATTACAATCAGACTTCAGTGATGACACGAGTGACACGGCGGTCAATGCGGTCAGCGCACTGCGAGTATTGGGGCTTGTCGTTCAGCCATTCACGGAACTGAGCGAACTCAAACTTGCCATCGTAATGGTCACGGCATGAGAGAACACGAGTCCACTCTGCGAGAGCATCAGCAAGTTCAAGATACGCTGTCACAGTTTCTGGAACCATTGAGGAACGGAAGATGCGCAATTCAATCGTGTGCTCGTTCTGAACATTCACAGCGACATAACGCTCAGGATTGCTTTCACCTTTGGCACGGTCAATGAACTGCATACGCTCGTACTCTGCATAGTCTGCCCAACGCTTAGAGCGACGACCAGAGAACTTGACGAGTTCATCTTGGAACTTGTACACAGCGAGAATGAATCGTGCGGTGTGCGCACGATTGGTGAAACCACTGCGTGACAAGTGAATGTGAATACCGCATTTCAGTTTGTCATCACTATCTTTCGCATCCCAAGCAATGAAACCATTGCGCTTGCACTCTGCAAGCCAGTCCCAGAACTTGTTGAAATTGCGATGAGACTCAAGCGTCATGGGTTGTGACACATACTCAAAGCCTTGATAGCCGATAGAGCCATCTTCTTTGAGAATTGCATACTCGTTCTCAATGCTGTCGTAGAACGAATCAACCATCTCATCACGATTACGAGTCTCATTAAGCATCTCGTGCTCAAGACCTAGATACATGACACCTGGCTTTGCACGATGAATGTGAGTGCCGTTGTCGTGGAAACGCAAACCACACAAGTCGTCAAACTTGGTGGTGTACGACATGATGCCACGACCATTGCAACGCTGGCAATCTTCCTCGTCACCTTCAATGGTTCTATCTTGCGACTCGCAATAGTGATAGCGAGGTGCACAGTACTCGTGATAACTGTTGTAGCCACGGCGTGGAGTGTAAATCTCAACAACATCATCATGGTCACGCATTATCTCATCACACTCTTGACATACGCTGTAGTTGCTCGCACAACCATCGCAAATCTGCTCACCACTAGGTGTGTGGTCACTGAGGTCGTAGGTGCTGTAACACTCTTCACACTCTTCACACATGAACCAATAGTTTTCCGAATACCAACTACCGTTAATATCCATCCATCCATCATCTAGTAACTCGTCACGAGTTCCTCTAGCAGTGATGTTGCAGTTGCGTGTGCACTCAACATCAAGTATTTCTTCTTCTTCGTTTGACATTTCTGTCTCCTGTTCTGTTGTTGTTGTTGTTTCAATGCCCCACACGGGGCAGAGATTTTGTATCTGCTGGCTAATGCTTGAAATGGTGTTTGCCATTCCTGCATGAACAATCATCAGATGATTATCATCGCCAATCGTACCACCACGAGCAGTTTCTAAATGCCTAGAAACATGAACGGGTATTGCCATCTCTGCAGTATCAAAGCGCCACCATGAAACACGAGTGCGGTCTTGCCACAATTTCTCAAGTTTCACAATTTGACCACCTGGCAAAAAGTATTCAGCACTGGTGTTGTTGGGTAGTGAAAGTATGCCATACGATGCATCAGACCAATCACCAACAACTAGACCGCCGTGCGAATAAGGATTGCGCACGAACTGTTCAAAAGTTGATTGTGCAATTCGTTCTTCGTAACAAACGAATAGATACGCACGACCAAAAGAGTTTGTGATGATGTTGCTACCACCATTCACACTGGAACTCATTGAGAACCAGATTGTGTAAATGTTTCTTGTATTCGCACAATGCACAACAACCGATGATGTGGGCATTGTTGATGGTGAGGAAATGTATCGCACGGCACCTTTTGTCGCACGCACAAGCCCATACCAATTTAATGTTGGGAATAACATTTGTATTTCTCCTTTGTTAGAAATTGTAAATGAAATTACAATTTTGCTGTGTTGTTACAGCACACAACACACACAACTAAATGCGTATGTGTTCTGTGCCGTGCACACAAGCGTAAGCAAGTGTGCAACAGCGATTACTGAATCAGAATGTGCTCATGATTTCGCATGCATTTCTGTATGCGTGATAACGACCTAAAGTGCGTCCACGCTCAGCGTTGTATTCCTCATCACTCAATAAGGATATGTGCTTTACCATTCTGTCTGCATAATGTGACAGTGCTTCCAGTAACTGTAGTCGCACAAACGAGAATGCTTCACTTGAGGGAAACTGTTCTCCAATTTCTGGAAGAAATACCCATTCACCACCAAGTTTGTTTAATGCTTCTAATTCCTCCATTGAATCAAACTCGTATTTCTCAAGACACCGAATGGCGTGCTCAATGACCTCAAGGTCATCTAAGGAATACTGCCAGCGTCCATTGTGATTTTCACCAAGACGCTGTGACCAAAACTGAATTTTTTCTTGCTTGTTCATTTTGTTTCTCCTTTGTTAAAAATTGTAAATGAAATTACAATTTACTTTTGTGAAATGTGGTCACTCGCATCAAATACGCACATCGTGTGTGACATGACAACACCATTAGCAATAGTGCTCGTTGGCATTATCTGATTTGTGCCCGACAAGTAATGAGGTTGGCTCTTGTCACAATAAAAACAAGTAACAAGAGTGCCGAACTTTATTTTGTATTCCCATTCGCTGTGATGAAAAGGACGACTAAGAAAACTGTCGCTCATTACTTTGCTTCCTCTTTAATCAAGTTTGACTTAAGCCAATGCAAAGTGTCATTCAATCGTGTGTAATGCACGATGTGTAAGCGACAATAGTCATCATCAACAAGTCGTGGCTCCATCTCAGATATGCGTCGCTCAAGCAACGCAATCGTTTCCAATATTACGGGTGACATACAATGTCCTTTCTGTTTTGTTGTAGTGCTCACGCATGAACACACGACAACACACCACGCACAATAAAGTGCGTGATGTGTTGGGTTTGCTCACGAGAGAATTGTAAATGTAATTACAATCACTTGACTTTCTTAAGTGAACGCAACTGAGCGATAACTGCGTCAATCTCGTTATTGGTGAGATTCTCACGCTTGGCGTTGTTCACAACCTTGACAACCTTTGCAGACTTGCGAGGTGCTTTCTTCTTTGGTTGAATCTTGTTCTTCTTGCCGTGTGAACTAGACACTGACTTAATTTCTGCCCAAGTCACAGTCTGATAACCCAAGCCGATAATCATGTCCTCAAGCATTTCGTAACGCTTGTAGTTGCGTGCAAGTGGCATCATCGTTGCCATGTACACACGCACAGTGTTGCGCTTAAGTGTTGCCTTGTCTGCAATGTCATCAGAGTATTTAGAAACATTGCCGTTGTAGTAAGTGATGCACTCACGACACGCATTGAAATACGCTTTAGCGATTGCAAACTCACCGCCTCGCACTTCCCACTCATGAATATCTGCCCACTGATTAATATGCTTCTTCAATTTATTTTCTCCTTGTTGAGATTGTAAATGCAATTACAATCGTTTTTGTTTTGGATAGGTGTGAACAAGTAGCACGATTGACCGTTACGGCTAGGCGTGTCCCTTGCTCATAAATGGTGGGGATTTGCGTGCTTTTCGCATTTCATTTATTTCGTTACAGCACAAGGGTTTCACCTATTGGCACACACGAGGACTATGTGGGTGGGGACACCACCCCCCCGTACCCCTAGTTGATAGTTATGATTCTTTTGTCAGAGGGCGAGAGAGACTGTGGCTATAGGTTGGGGCACTTGGTGTGTTTGCGTCCATCCTGGGGCATTCTAGGGGCTTCTCAGGCGACCCTGGGGGGTATCTTCGCAAAGGTACCCCCTCATAGGGAAGCCGTTATTTTTATTTGGTTTTGCGTTTGGCTGGCATTGACTTCATGCCAGTTTTCTTCATAGACTTTTTGTAAGCCTCAGCAGCCTTGTAGCCTGCTTTTGTGTATGGGAATTCTTTCTTACCTACTTTTGGCATTGTTGCTCCTAACTGTGGGTTACCACTTTACACGGTCTGCCCAATAGGCAGCGCTCATTTTGCCTTTTGCTATGTTTTTAGCATGGCGTGCTTTGAACGACTTGCGTCGTGCAGCGTACGAGGCTGATTCTCCAGCCTTCTTAGGCGAACCTGATACACCCTGTTGTCCAAAGCGGATGGTTTTAACTTGTGAACCTTCTTTGGCTACCACAACATGGGACTTTTTAGGGTGTGAAGGTGTACGTTTCGGCTTGTTATATCCGCTTACTCCAGCCCTGGATAGACGTGGGTCTTTTGATGACATAGTTCTCCTTAAACCGTGTTGTTTATCGTCTCGCTTCGCTGTGCTAGCGATACGATTTCAACACTCGCTCCTACCAGGAGCAGAGTGTTCCTTACCCCCCTCCTATAGGTTCCCCCCTTTCGTTACCTGAGAATCATTCTCACTTTCTAAGTGACGAAATGGCTTCATCTACATGGAAGAAGACCTGGTATTAACAACAGAACAACAAGAGTACCTAGAGTGGCTCTGTACTGCCCCCAGCGAACGTGACCCCCTAACCAAAACCAAGTTTGCTGCCAAGCATAACATCCACGCCAAGACGCTCACACGATGGGAAAAGAAACCCTATTTCCGTGAACAATGGGAGAAGCGTGTGCAAGCGATACAAGGCTCCCCAGAGCGTACACAGCGGGTCCTAGACACGCTGTACGCTCGTGCCCTGGATGGAGACACCAAATCAGCCCAACTGTATCTCCAAGCAACCAACCGTATGGCACCCCCCACCATAGAAATTAAGAACGACAAAAAAGCAGCAGAATTGTCGGATGCTGAGTTGGATGACCTTATTGCTGCTGTGGCAGCCCGTGAGAAGGAAACTCGTAAACTTAGGGTTGTGTGATGGAACTTGCAGAGTGTGACCGCTGTGGGGAGGAGTATCCTGAGAGTTGGGGGTATTGCCCGTACTGTGATAGCGGAGAGCGCACTGTGTTTAAGATGCGTAACGATTCGTCTGATTACTGATGGCTGATTCAAAAATTACTGCCCTGACGCAGGCAACTTCAATTACGTCTGATGACCTGTTTGTCATCGTGGATTCTCCTGGCTCGTCTCCTTCTACGCAGAAGGTGACTGCTGCGACTGTACAGTCTTTTATTCTTCCTGCTGGTATTGTCACCCCATACAGTGGTTCTACTGCTCCTACTGGTTGGCTGCTTTGCGATGGTACTGCCGTTTCTCGTACCACTTATGCAGCGTTGTATGCAGTTGTGGGTACCACATATGGTTCTGGTGATGGTTCCACCACGTTTAACACACCCAACCTGAAGGGTCGTGTTCCTGTTGGGCGTGACTCTACTCAAACAGAGTTTGATACGTTGGGCGAAACGGGTGGCGCTAAGACGCACACCCTTACACAGGCACAGATGCCTAGCCACACCCATAGCATTCCTGCTCACAAGCATGATATTAACCGTGCTACTACTCAGGCTGCTAGCGGTACGGGTGGTGGCTATGAGGTTGATGGTTCTGGCGCTACAGCGTATACGGAGACTGAGAATGCTGCTGCTGACACAACTGGGTCTAAGGGTGATGGTGAAGCCCACAATAACCTTCAGCCTTACATTGTGGTGAACTACATCGTCAAGACTTGAGGTAGTTATGGAGTTGAATGAACTCCTAAATGAAAAAGAGTGGCGTTTGTGTCGTGGTCCTGATGATGCTTCTGTTGACCAGTTGACTGAGGCTTTCACATATTTTTGTGATACCTATTGGCATATCCGCCATCCTGAGCGTGGGCGTATCACATTTGAGATGCGTGAGGCGCAGATTGAGACTGCTAGAGCCTGGATTGGGAATCGGCGTACTATTGTTTTGAAGGCACGCCAGATTGGGTTTTCTACTTTGGCTGCAGCGTTTTCTTTTTGGGAAACTTTCTTTTGGTCTGACCGTCCTGAGGTTATGCTTTCACGCACGGAGCGTGAAGCAGCCAAGTTGTTGTTGAAGTCTAAGTATGGGTATAAGCAGTTGCCTCAGTGGATGAGGGAACGAGGTCCAGCACTTATTAGTGACAATCAACTAAAGATGGTGTTTTCTAATGATTCTTACATTGAGTCTCTTCCTAGTGGTAATGACCCTGCTCGTGGTGAGTCTGTGTATCGTGTATTTGTTGACGAGATGGCATTCTTGCCTAACAGTGAAGAGGCATGGGCTTCTATTGAGCCTGTGGCTGATGTGGGCGGTCGTGTTGTGTGTTTGTCTACTGCAAATGGTGAGGGCAATATCTTCCATCAACTTTGGGTAGGTTCACAGAATGGCACAAATTCGTTCAAAGGTATTTTCTATCCTTGGTCTGCAGGCGACCGTGACGAGGATTGGTATGAGGTTAAAAAGCGTGAGTTGCCTGATTGGCAGTTGGCGCAGGAATACCCTAGTGACCCTGATGAAGCGTTTATCCGTTCGGGTCGTCCAGTTTTTAATCTTGACCTTTTGCGGTCGCTCGTGCTCACTCCGCCAAGGAAAGGTTACTTGCGCCCTATGCCAGGTAGGAACGTCTACGACTTCGTTGAAGACGGTGGAGCGCTCTCAATCTGGGAGTTCCCAGACATAACACACGTTTACTGTGTTGGGGCTGACGTTGCTGAAGGTCTTGGACATGGCGACTATAGTTCTGCTCATGTTATTGATGCCACCACAGATGAGGTGGTTGCCCATTGGCATGGTCATATTGACCCTGACCTGTTTGGCACTGATGTGCTAGCACAATTGGGATACTTTTATCATTACGCTTTGTTGGGTGTTGAGAATAACAACCACGGCTTGACAACGCTGAAGGCGTTGCAACGTAGTGGGTATCGCAATTTGTATCGTCAACGTCGCCTTGGTCAACGCAACCCTCAGGCTACTGAGATGCTTGGTTGGCGTACTACTGTTTCATCTAAACCTTTGGCTATTGACGAGTTGGCTGCCGCTATACGTAATGGCGATTTGAATTTGTATTGTGATAAGACTATTGCTGAACTACGAACTTTTGTTCGTGAATCCAATGGCAAGATGCATGGTTCACCTCATGATGACCGTGTTATGAGTTTGGCTATTGGTCATCAAATGTTGAAGCATGTTTGGCAACCTGAATACCAGATGACTATTGCTCCACCCAAACACAGTATTGCTTGGTTTGAGATGATGGGCACACCACAGGCTGAACCCAAAAGGTCTATTGGTGCATTTAATACCCGTAGGTGACGATTTTACGCTCTTTATGTGAGCGTTTTCTCCTGTTCTGAATGCAATTCGTCCTTTGAGGCTGAAGAACTGCCCCGTAGAGGTGCAGTTTGTTTCAAATGCCACATTAAAGGTATTCGTCTAGGGTTTACGTATGGACAGGAATCGTTTCATGGTCCAACTATTAAGGAACGTCAAGAACAGCAGGTTCGTGAGGCTGCTGCTGCTGGGGTGAATGCCGAACCAGTAGGCACTCGTTGGGTATAACACGTCATGCTTTGGTGGGTTCCCATTGTTGTCGCCCTCATAGGTGGTCCATTGATGTGGTTACTGTCAAAGTTTGATAAACGCAATACTGAACAGCATGCAGCAAACATGACTGTGTTGCAGGAGATTCGTGAAGATGTTAAGGAAGTCAAGGGTGAGTTGAAAGACCACATCCATTGGCATTTAGGAAAGGAAAAGTAATGACTTACAAGGATGCGTTGAAGCGTGCAGTTGCCACCTTTGTTTTTGGTGCTCTCAGTTCTCCTGTGGGTGCAGCAGTTCTTGATGTAAGCACCTGGAAGGTTGCTGTCAGTGCTGGTATCGCAGCGGTGGTTAACTGGGCTTATCGTGCTGCCCAGGCTTACCTTGATTCTGTTGGCGAGGTCTGATGGCACGTCCTTCACACAGGGATTTTCTTGCTAAGTATCGCAAGAAACTAGAACAGTCTCGTCGTTGGCGTAAAGAAGATAACTACGACGATGTTTGGCGGCGCATGATTGACCTGTACAAGGGCAAGCATTACGAAGACATGTCAGACGAGGACCGCCTTCTTGTGAACGTGTCCTTTTCTACAGTTAATGTTATAGGTCCATCTATTTCTGTTAATCATCCAAAGATTACTGTTGGTGCTCGCAGACCAGAAGATGCTGACAGAGCCACTATCACAGAGGCTGTTGTCAACTATTGGTGGAGGCACTATGGATGCCAGGATGAGATTCGTCGTGCTGTTGACGACTTTCTTATCATTGGTCATGGCTGGTTGAAGGTTGGCTATCGTTTCGTTGAAGAGGAACGCAAGGTTGAGGTTGCTGAAGGTGAAGCACCTGAAGCAGAACTACCTGAAAATGCTGTTGAGCCAGATGAACTGGTTACAGAAGTTGAGGAAGACGCTGCTTCTATTCCAGAAACAGAAATGGTTATCTTGGAAGATAGACCATTCCTTGAGCGTGTTTCTCCTTTTGATATTTTTGTTGACCCTGAAGCAACATGCATGACTGACCTTAAGTGGATTGCGCAGCGCATTCGTCGTCCTCTTGCGGATGTAAAGAACGACAAGCGTTATAACAGGAATGTTCGCAACGAGGTTGGGGCTAGCACATACACGAAGTGGGGACAAGAGGGCGATAAGCCTCGCCAGTCACGTCACGTTGACGATGCCTATGTTGATGTGTACGAGTTTTACGACATTGCCAAGAATACTGTTGCTGTGTTTGCCACCAGCGGTGAAGGGTTTTTGATTAACCCAACCAAGGTTCCTTACTCTGCTCCACATCCTTTTGAGATGTTGCGCAACTATGATGTGCCTGAAAACTTTTACCCAATTGGTGAACTTGAAGCCATTGAGCCTTTGCAGTACGAATTGAATGCAACACGCACACAGATGATGAATCATCGTAAGCGTTTTGCTCGTAAGTGGCTGTACAAAGAATCAGCATTTGATGGTGATGGTCGTGATGCGTTGGCTTCTGACGAAGACAACGTGATGGTTCCTGTTGTCAGCGATGAACCGCTTGGTGCGGTCATCACACCAATGCCTGCTGTTATCAACCCACCTGACATGTACAACGTCTCTAGCCTTGTGCTGAACGACATTGACCGTGTTTCTGGTGTGGGTGAGTTTATGCGTGGTGGCACTAGCGAGATTTCTCGTACCGCTACTGAAGCAGCGATGATGCAGGACGCAGCGAACGCACGAACCAGCGACAAGTTGGCTACTGTTGAGCGCTGTATCGCCAAGTGTGCCAGCCGTTTGATTGCGCTTGCACAGCAGTACATGACGGGTGAGCAGGCTGCACGAGTTGTTGGCTCGTCAGCCATGCCATTGTGGGTCAAGTTTGACCGTGACTACATTGCTGGCGAGTTTGACTTTGAAGTTGAGGGTGGCTCTACTCAGCCAGTGAACGAGTCTTTCCGTCGCCAGATGGCTTTGCAGATGGTTGATGCTATGGCTCCGTTTGTTTCACTTGGAGTTATTGACTCTGCTGCGCTTGCACGTCACGTCCTACAGTTTGGCTTTGGCGTGAAAGCACCCGAAGCGTTCTTGGCTGCACCCCAACAGCAAATGGGCATGGGTCAGCAACCCCCACAAGGGTTGCCACCTGGTATGCCACCACAAGGCGCAGAGATGCCACCTGTTGACCCGAACGCATTACAGAACCCACTGGCTAATGTTCCTACGGGTGGCATGCCAATGCCTAGTTCGATTCCGCCAGAACTTTTGGCAATGTTGCAAGGTTCTTCTGGTGCTGCAATGAACAACATTGCACCCCAGATGTAACGAATCATCTATTGCTAATAGAGCAACCAACCAAAGGACTCTTACGCAATGAGCGACATAACTAATGAAGTAACCCCCGATGTAGACCCCGTTGTTGACGGACAAGTTGAAGTGGAGAGTGGGGAGGCAACCTGGGGCGAGGAAGACTTTTTCCCTGTTGACGAGTATGGCGACAAAGTTGTCAAACTTAATGTCAGTGGTGAAGAGGTTGTAGTTCCTCTCAAGGAAGCCGTTGCTGGCTACCAGCGTCAAGCGGATTATACCCGTAAGACTCAGGAGTTGGCAGACCAAAGGAAATCACTGCAGTTTGCGCAGGCTATCCAGCAAGCGTTGGATAACAACCCTACGGAAACGATTTCTTTACTGCAACAGCATTATGGTTTGAATGCACAACAAGACCCTTATGCGATGGAAGAAGATGATTTGTTCGCTGACCCAATGGAGCAGCAGTACAAACAACTTGACCAGCGTATTCGTGCTTTTGAAGAGCAGCAGGCTATGGCTGAGTTGGAAAGAACAGTGTCTACTTTGCAAAGCAAGTACGGTGAAGATTTTGATGCAAACGAAGTTGTATCTCAGGCTTTGGTGATGGGTTCTACTGACCTAGAGGCTGTGTACAAGCAGATTCATTTTGACCGCCTTCTCGCTAAGACGCAGGCACAGAACGCTATTTCTAGCCAACAGGCTCAGGAAGATGCGAAGGTGCTTGAGGCTAAGCGTCAGGCTGCGATTGTTTCTGGTGGTTCGTCTGCACAGGGTACTTCAACGGGTGCTGCACCTATTACATCACTCAGGGATGCTTTTGCTGCTGCTAAACAGCAGTTGGGTATTTCATAACTTTTCCATAGGAGGAAATCAAAATGTCAAACGCTAACTTTGATGCACTTCTGTCAACAACCCTTGCTAACTACCGTTCGCAACTGACAGACAACGTGTTCACCGCACGTCCCCTTACTTACTGGCTTTTCAGTAAGGACCGTATCCGCATGCTCAATGGTGGTACGAAAATTATTGAACCACTGATTTATGGTTCAAACTCAACTGTTGGTTCGTACTCTGGTTACGACACAATTTCGTTGACACCACAAGATGGCATCACGGCTGCTGAATTTGATTGGAAGCAGTACGCTGCTTCTATCGCAATCAGCGGTATTGAAGAAGCCAAGAACAACGGTGAGCAAGAAGTTATCAACTTGCTTGAAGCCAAGATTATGCAGGCTGAAGAGTCAATGCGTGAAGGCTTCAACCAAATGTTCTACGCAGATGGCACTGGCAACAGTAGCAAGAACTGGAACGGTCTTGGAAACCTCGTTGAGGCTTCTGGAACTGTTGGTGGTATCAACCGTGCAACGGCAGGCAACGAATACTGGCGTTCATACGAAGAGAACACCGCTGCTGTTCTTTCGCTTGCACAAATGGCAACCGCTTACAACAGCGTTTCGGTTGGTAACGACCACCCTGACGTGGTTCTCACCACCCAGGCTCTGTACGAGAAGTACGAAGCACTGTTGCAGCCACAACTGCGTTACACAGACACCAAGACTGCAGATGCTGGTTTCCAGAACCTGTTGTTCAAGGCTGCTCCTGTAATGTATGACGTGCATTGCACCGCTGGTGTTGTGTACTTCCTCAACAGCAAGTACCTCACGATTGTTGGTCACTCTGGCAAGTGGTTCCAGCAGACGGACTTTGTTCGTCCTGAGAACATGGATGCTCGCTATGCGCTCGTCCAGTGCTACGGCAACTTCACCGTGCGTAACGCTAAGAAGCAGGGCAAACTTACTGCCAAGACTGCTGCTTAATTAAGCACATCTGCCTTGTGGGGGGACGGGATAAAAGCCCGTTCCCCCTATGGGTTACTAAATGCCCACTCTATGAGTGGGTTTTTTTATTTAAGGACGTTATGAATCAAGTTGCTGCACACGCATATTACGGTCAGCCTGTCGCTGGGATTCGTCCTGCTGCACAGCAAGATGGCTCTAAACTGGCTACTGCTTCCGCCCCTTATGTGGGGCGTAATCGCTGTATTGCGAACGAAGACACCTGCGAAGGTCCACGTGCCAAGGGCACTGACTACTGTGTTGGTCATTTGCGTGGCATGAAGAAGGAGGTCGTGGTTGAGCACTCTGAATGAACTTGCTGACACAGTACGAGAGATTGTTGACCTGGACGAGGAGGATTTGCCTCTAAGTCTTTTGCGCATTTATTTCAAGGATGGCTTTCAGCGCATCATCGAACAGGAACGTCGCTGGTCTTTCTATGAGGTTTCCTACGACTTGTCTACTATTGCTGACCAGCGTGAGTATGTGATTGCGAACATTGACAATGGTGACTTAAAAGAGATTATTTCTGTGATTGATACCAGCATTGCTGGTAATCGTTTGAACATGATTTCGTATGATGATGCTGAGGCAATCTGGGTTGGTTCTTTGGATACGCCTGGTCGCCCGTATCATTATTCGTTGTGGAGTGAAAATCTGCATCTATTCCCTAAGCCAGATACTGTGTATCCACTTCGTGTTCGTGGCTATCGTGAACCAAGTTACACGTGGCTGACACAAGATGTAGAGGTTGACTGTCACGATTCTTTGCATATCGCTTTGGTTTACTATGCGGTTTCTCGTGAGTACCAACGTCAGGAAGACCCTGAGTTGGCTTCAATGTATAAGCAGTCTTATGACGAGGCTGTGTTCCTTGCTCGTGAAGATTTGATGCGTACTCCTAGCGCTAGACCTCTTGTGTATGCAGGCGGTTCTGTTTACCCATCCAAGAAGCGTTGGATGGAAGATTTGGGTAGGACACTAGGACAGTGAGTCGTATTCAAGTTCTTCGCCAAGATGACTTCACGGGTGGGTTGAATCTTCGTGCTGACCAGTTTCAGTTAGCACCCAATGAATCACCCAAGATGTTGAATGTTGAGATTGACCCACGTGGTGGGGTCTTCTCTCGTGGTGGCATGCGTCAGATTAATGCTGGTCCCATTGTTGGGGCTTTGAATCTGCTTGCAGAGAACGGGAACTTTCTCGTTCAGGAAAATGATGACAATATCTTACTTGAAAGCATAGATGTTATTACGACACCTTGGCAGCCCCACAAAATGTTTCCTTTCTATGGTTCCACACCACAGTTGATGCTTAGCGCATCAGACGCTGTGTACTTCTCAACGGGCAGTGATTTCACTAACGCTGGTATTGCTACGTCGCAAACTTATGGTGCTTCTTTTGCGCAGTGGGCAAACCTTCTTTATGTTGCTTGTGGTGTTGATACCGCATCCAAGCGTTGGAATGGTTCTGCTGTAACAAGTTTGACCAGCCCTGCTGGGGCTTGGGTCAACAACTATACAAGCCCTAATACGTCTTTGAATCAGATGCCTCAAGCAAACCATGTTGTTACGCATGCTGGAAAACTTTGGGTTGCTAACACAAAAGAGGGCAGCACCTACTATCCAAACCGTATTCGTTGGTCGCATCCCAACTTGGCTACCAACTGGGCTGAGTCTGACTACATTGACATTAACGATGGTGGTAACGGCATTACCGCAATTGCAACAATTGCTGGACACCTGGTTGTATTCAAAGAACGTGCTGTGTTTGCAATTTTTGGTTATGACTCGTCATCGTTTCAAGTTGTTGAAGTTACACGCAAAGTTGGTGCAGTGCATTCCCAGGCTGTTGCTTCAACTGAACGTGGCATCTATTTCTTCTCCTGGAATGATGGACTGATGGTTTATGATGGTCGTGGAGTTTATGACCTCTTTGAACCTATTCGTCCCATCGTTGCAAAGAACAAGATTGACCAAAACTCCATTGACGTTATCTACGTCAATGTAATCAATCGTCGCATTTGGCTGTCGTTGCCATACACTGACAGCACTTCTGCTGACCCCACCACCGTATTTGTGTACGACCCTTCTATTAGCCAGGGTGGCGCTTACACAATGTTCTCCACGTCTGATGGTTTTGGTGTTGCTGGCGGTTGCGACTTTACCAACTCAAGCAATCAATCTTATGGTATGGCTGCACATCCTTCGGAACCCCACGTGTTGCGTGTGGATGATTACAGTATTGCTTCTGACAACATCAAAGGTGTTGAGGAGTCTTTTGAATCGTACTATCGCACACGCTGGGTTGATGGTGGTGCTTATGTTCAGAAGAAGATGTTCCGTCGCCCTGAAGTTGTTGTGAAGCAACCTTCAATTGCGCAAAGCCTGGAGATGAAAGTTTATCACGACTATGAGGAGGCTGAAGGCAACGAGGCACGTGACTTTGTGTTGAACCTTGAGGCTGCTTCTGGTGGCGGTGTGTGGAACGCATTCTTATGGGGTGCAGGCAATTGGGGTTTTCCAAGCGAAGGCGCAACCATTGCACGAGGCAAGAACATGGGTCTTGCTCGTGCTATTCAGTTAGAAATCACTGGTCCAGAATCCCAGTCGTGGGGTGTTGACAGTGTGACATTTAAGTACAACCCAAGGAGGATTAGAGGATAATGGCTTCTTTAAGTTACCCCTATACCATTGTTAACGGCACACCTGCTGACGCTACACAGGTTCAAAGCAACTTTAACTCTATTAAAAGTTATGTTGAATCTAATGTTGTGCAAGTGGATGGAACTGTTCAGGCTGGCAACGCTGCTATTGCCAACGATTCAATTAGTGCAGCAAAGATTCAGGCTGTGGCTGTTGAGCATGAAAAGATTGCCACAAACGCAGTTTGGGAAAACAACATTATTGACGCAGCAGTAAGCAACGCCAAGTTGCGTTCCTCTGCTGCTCTCAGTGTGATGGGTCGTTCCGCTAGCACATCTGGGGCTGTTGCTGATATTGCTGGTACGGCATACCAAGTGTTGCGTGTTAATAATGCTGGCACGACTTTGGCTTTTGGCGCTATCAACCTTGAACAGTCTGCTGCTGTTAGTGGACAGTTGGGAATTGCTAATGGTGGTACTGGTGCCGCAACCGCTGCTGCTGGTCTTGTGGCATTGAATGGTTATGGCAAGGGAGCGTCTGCTACCGCTGGTCATCGCATCACTATCAGTTCTGCTTCACCCACTGGTGGTGCTAACGGAGATATTTGGTTCAAAGTCTGATGGGTGAAGTTTATGTAAGAGATGGTGGCTCCTGGCAGCAAATACCTAATGGCACAGCGCTATCCGTAAGGGATGGCGGTTCTTGGGTTAACCCAACTGAAGTGTTCGTGCGCAGTGGTGGGGCGTGGGAAACTGTTTGGCTGGAGTCTGACCCGTTAACAGTTACCTCCAATGTTGCTGGTGCGGAAACTTTCAGACGTTCTGCTGGTGGAACAATGTCTTGGAACCCCGCTGGTGATGCGGGTTATGCATACATTGGTCGCTTTAGTGGTTCATACGACAATGTGGGTTGCTTTAACGTGACCAATGGTTTGTATGCGCTTGCAATGGGTGCACGTCAAACAGTTACTTCTGCTTCCTTCACTTTAAAACGTGGACCATCTGCTGGTTCATCTAGCATTTCTGGAACGGTTTATCTTGGTTTGTACACGGGCACATTTAACAGTGGCACACCCTTGTATACTAATTTGGATTTTACCCCCAGCGGTTCTAAGGTTTTATCGTCTGTTGGTTTTGATGATGTAATCACATTTGACCTTGGTACAACTTTTGGTCAAGTTGTGAATGATGCTATTCGTGCGGATGGCGCCGTTGTGTTGGCGTACTCTGTGCGAACCAGTGGCTGGGATGCCACGGGTTCTACGGATAGTTTGTACTCTAAGTGGCGTGGACCTAGTACCGCCTACACAGGAACTCTTAGCATTACGTGTGATTACTGATGGCGGACGAACCTAGGGCATTGAATGATGCGCCTCGTAGCGCAACTGGTGAGCAGGAGTGGACTGCTCCACTCATGCATGCCTTAAAGGGTCGTGACTCCAAAACCCTGCAGACAATTTTCAACTCACTAAAGGGTGAACTAAAGCGCATCAAGGCTTTGGCTGAGGCTGGTGGAGGTGGTGGTGGTGTCACGGACCACGGCGCTTTGACGGGTCTTGCGGATGATGACCATACACAGTATTTGAATACTGCACGTCATGATGCTCTTGACCATTCCACAGCGTTGGGCACTGCAGCGTTGACTGACCTTGGTGATGTGACAATCACGTCGCCAGAAGAATACCAAACTTTAGAGTATGATGGAACGCAGTGGATTAATAAACACGCTTCTCTTGTTTCGTATGTGCGAAATGTTGATACTGTTACTTTGCCTACTGGTACTTGTGTTTATTTGTTTGGTGCCACTGGCGACCACGCTACCGTTAAGCGTGCAGACAACTCCTCTGATACTACTTCTTCTAAAACTGTTGGTTTGATGGGTGCTAGCACGACAGTTAATAACAATGGTCCTGTTGTTACTCGTGGCTATGTTGATGGTATTAATTTGACTGCTTATGCGCCTGGTGATATTTTATGGCTTGACAAAAATGGTGCCTTCACAAAAACAAAACCCACATCCCCAGACCATCTGGTTTTTATTGGCGTTGTTGTCCGTGCAAACAATAATGGTATTGTGTATGTTGCTACACAGAATGGTTATGAGTTAGATGAGTTACATGACGTAAACATTTCCTCACCTGCAACAGACCACTATTTGTATTATGATGGCACTGTCAGCCCACCATTGTGGAAGAACAAAGCATTCCCAACCAGCCTGCCACCTAACGGTGCGGCTGGAGGAGACTTAACAGGAACATACCCTAATCCCACTTTGGGGGCTGTTGGTACGGCAGGGACATACACGAAAGTAACGACAGATTCCAAAGGGCGTGTCACTGCTGGCACAACGCTGGATGAGTCTGACATTCCTAGTTTGTCACCCACAAAGATTACGGGCACTGCTGTTATTACAACAGATGCCCGTCTCAGTGATTCACGTACACCTACTGGTGCTGCTAGTGGCGATTTAACTGGTACGTATCCTGGTCCAACCTTGGCTGCGACTGGCACTGCTGGTACGTACACTAAAGTTACAACTGATTCTAAAGGTCGTGTCACCAGCGGTACGAATGCTGCACTAGATGACCTAAGTGATGTTGTAATCAGTGGTCCAGCCAACGGACAAGCGTTGCAATACAATGGCACTAACTGGGTTAACGCAACGCCATCTACTGGCGTTACTGACCACGGCTTGTTGACAGGATTGGGTGACGACGACCACACGCAATACTTGAACGACTCAAGGCATGATGCTCGTGACCACTCTGCTGCTTTAAGCACGGC